TAAATCATCTACATTAGTTTCATCTATTAGAGATGTATTCACTAAGTCTTTGTCATCGTCTTGTTCTTCTTTTAATTCGGCCTCGTTTAGAGTTTCAATTTTGTCTGTAAGATTATCGTCTAGGTTATTACTAAAGTCAATAATCTCAAAATCTAGATTATCAGTTACCATATTGTTTTGTGTTTTGTGTGTGTTAAAAAATTTTTTTGATTTTTATGTTGCAAAATTGATAAAAAATTATTTTTTTATTCAATTTATTTTTTTATAATAAAATAATTTCTTTACAATTTATTGTAAATTAACTACTTAGTAGGAGGAGGAGTTTTGCCTATTTGCTCTATTTCTTTTTCTAATTTTTTATTTTGCAACTCTATCTGTTTGGATTTCTCTCCCTTATAGATAACATCGGCATTACTTTTATTCTTTAGTATTTGTAATTCTACTAAATCATTCTCTCCATTATCGTTAATATCATTTGCATTTGCAAACCGTTGAGCATTTAGTTCAGCTGCTTTTAGAGTGGTCATATTCTTATCATCAGCTATTTGTTTCTGTACTCTAAGTTTCTCTTGCTCTATTTGAGTTTGCATTTGCATTTGTTGCATTTGTTGTTCTCTTTGAGCGTCTTGAGCTTTTTGAGCTTGTTCATCTTTTTGTTCTTGTATTCTGTTAATAATGTTCTTAACTTCAACAGAGTTTTCAGATGTGATAATCTCAGCAGCAACTCTAAGGTCACCTCCACTATTTTGAATAATAGGTTGCATCAATCCTTTGAATTGATTTAAGATTTCTGTATCTCTTAATGTATTACTAATATAAACTTTATAGTTGTAATTAGCAAATTCAGCAAATTCTGTATTCAATGTAGCTACACTTAAATCTGAAAGGACATAAGAAGCTTTCAATGGATTTTCTTTATAGATAACTTTACAAACTTCAATATAGTTTTCTACAGTTCTTTCTTTCACATAATTGTGCATATAGAACCATTTTTCTGTTTGATTAGAAGATTGTACAATGCTTTGTTGGTTATTAGATACAGACTCATAAGGAGATTGCATACCTAATCTAGCAGGGTTATAACTCATTGATTGAGTCATTTTTCTTTCAATATAATCTAATAGCTGTATCTTTTGAGCTATTTCTTGTGTATGTGATAAATCTACAGACTTCCAATATTGTGGGTCAATTCCTATACTTCTTAAATCCCCATCTCTTGAAGCACTAATCAATGCCACTTTAAATTTCTTAATATAAGACATCCATTGTGTAGGAGTCATATCAGCGGGTATCTGCTCACTAAGACCTAATAAGATTCTTCCTATATCAGTCTTCATAATCTCAATAATCTGATTGACAATTACGTTATATAAAAACTGCCAAGGCTTTCCTAAGTCAGCTATTGCAATAGCCATTGAGTTTCTAGCAGAGTAAACAGTTCCTGTATATGGTCCTCTAATTTGAAAAGGATTATCAATATCTCTGTATTGATTTGGAACTGGTTCTATTTTTAAATATATTTTTGGATTAGTGAATATTTTATATCCTTGCCAGAACTCTGGAATCCAAATAGTTTCTTGTTTTATATCTCTTGACTTATCAAATACATAAGTTTCATCAGCAATGTTTCTTTCTAATGTACCGTTCTCATTTAATCTATAAATGTATTTGATTTTTTTCAAAGACTTCCAAACAACATGTGTAACTCTAATTCTTCTTATTTTATAGTTATCATTATAGTTATCTGCCCATGGGTCTATCCAACTTGGAGTTGTTTCAGGGTCTGTTGGATTCATAATAGCATTAGGAATAATTTCCCACACTTTAGAATCACTTGGGGAGTTTAATGTAGATTCATATTTGTCTAACACTTCTCTTTCATCTTCTACAATTATATTACCAAACTTTTGGTAAATTTCATATATACTTAAATATTCATCATAAGTACACCAATCTACTTCATCTAAATAATCTACATCTTTTGATTTAGCATAGTTGAAATATAAAGGGTTACAAGCCTTTATAGTTGGCTTTCCATTATATTCTCCTGTCCAATACACTTCTTCTCCTGATACAATAACATCTTTCCATCCTTTGTCAAATACAAACTTTAATCTATCAGTTCTTATATGATATTGTAAAATTTCATCTGTTACTTGTTCTTCTGGAAGTCTAAAACCTCTTGCCATATAGTTTTCCACTTCAGGAGGAGTCATTCTGTCTACTGTTTCCTCTAACTGAGCATTTAATCTATCTTGTATTTCAGCTAACTTCTGTTGATATTGTGGGTCAGTATTAGGGTCTAAGCTTTGTGCAGCTTCTGCCATTTTCTTTTCATTCTCTATCTTAGCCTTTTTTAAAAGCTCTTCTCTTACAATTTTAGCAGTGTTTTCTAATAACAAATCTTTTTTAGTTCTCTGTCTAACAGATTCACTATTAGAGTTTGTTGTTACCACTCTTAAGTTAAAAGGTCTTTTAATCTCCTCTCCTTCTAAGTCATGTAATACTGTTTGTAATACAGGGAAGTGAATGTAATCACTTTTGTTAAATTCTATTTCAGGAATAGTGACACCCATTTCTGTCTCTATCATCTTTCCTGTTTCTAAGAAACTAGAAAAATCCATCCTACCATTATACAAATCATAGTTGATTTTGAATTTTTCTTTCTTTTCGTTATAGTAGTTATATTGATTACAGAAGTAATCCATTTTCTTTCTAGCACACGCATAGTTATCAGCTATCTTCTTCTTATAAGATAGTCTGTCAGTACCAGGACCCGATAGGATGACATCTTCTGTACTACTTCCGTTAATAACCATTATCTACAATTTAAAATGTAAAAATAAAAATAAATTTTTATATTTCTAAAATTTAGTTAAAACAGTGCTCTTCAATCTATTTCTATCTAAATCTGCATAGAATGATGTTGCTGTCTTTTTAACTACTTCTTCAGCTTCTTTTATAACAAGTTCCTTATCTTGTTCCAACCATAACATTAACAATAAGAAAGCAGACACCCTATCGTAGTTTCCTTTTTCGTGATACTGAATTAATTCTTCCAACAATAAATTATCCTTTATAGCGTGTAGGTTTCTTTCTGTAATGTCTCTTGTTGTTCCATCTAATAATTGTTCTGTATATGTTTTTTTCTCTTCTAACAACCATTGTTGTGCCAATCTTAATGAATATTGCTTCAAAGGATTTGTCATTGGAATACCTACATCATACTTAAATGATGGGTCTCTCAATGCTTTTTCTATAATTTGTTTTGGTGTGTTTGCTAGTATGTGATAGTTTCCTGTACGCATACAATAGTTTTTAAAGTCAATAATGTTATTCTCAAACATCACTTGAGCATTAAAATATTTAGCAGCTAATATACATTGTAAGTGAATATCATCAGGTTTATCATATCTACCTACCCACCAAGCTATAATCTCATTCCCATTTAAGTCTAGTGTATTATTAGATTTATATACATAGATGGCTGCTAATGATGTACCGCCCCCTTCATCTTTAATAGGGTCATACACTATCTTATACAAATTAGGAGGAATAAGCCCTGCTGGGGGATGCTCATAAAATTCCCAAGCACCTTCTAAGTTTCCTTTATTATCGTGAGGAAATCTATCAATAGGTTTTTTATCATAATCAGGTTTAAACTTAACTCCGTAAATATATTCTTTGTCTTCTATAAAATTTCCTATTGTTCTTAAATGTTTTTTATATTCATATTTCTCATTTGCTGCTTGTACTTCTCTAAGCATAGCTACAGGAAATTTGTTTCCTGTTCTTGACATAAACATCTCAGAAGGCTTTAGAGGTCTAGACATTATCAACTCATCATAAGCAATTGTATTATTAGCTTTCTTGGCTTTTTCTCTTTCATACATTTCATATTCTATTGCTTTGTCCACCATAGTGTTTCCATTCTCATCTTTAAACTTTTCGTTGGTGTAGTAAGCAGGAAGAAAAAATCCTATGTGTCCTCTTCCTTCATATACATCCTCAAATGCTAAAAAATCATAAACTAATGGGTCTCTATATATAATCTCTGTCTCTACAACTTTATCTACGTCTCCTGATGTACCAATGTATAAAGAAGAACCACACTTACCTGCTCCCAAATCTTGTGTCGAACGATTGGCTCCATGTATGGTTAGTAGAGAATCTTCAAGCCCCACC